AACTTCATGAAGAAAACCAGTCGCGCAAAGTTGATGTTAATATGAGCTTCTTTCAATCAGATATTATTCGTGGAGACATCCAAGAGATGATGGACCTCCAGCAGTTCTGTTTTAGATCTGCCATGAACTTTGTTCTTCTCGATGACGAGAGGAAGATGGAATACTTTGAGAAACTAGAGCAACTGATTGAGAAGCAGAAGACTTTCTACTTCCGTATTAAGTTGAGTGACGATCCTGAGGCAGTCTCTGTCTTAGAGACTATGAAGCAGGGTATTATTATGCTTGGTGCCACCCCAGGCACCACTGTCGAAGCGATGTTCGACGAACTGCTGCAGAAAGTCCAGTTCATGAAGGACAAACTCCAAAGTGGCACAGCGGATTGACGCCCGACGCTGTGCCTGTTATAATGACTGAGTGATAGGGCATCACACAAACCAAATCCAAACTAATCCGAGAAAATCCTATGTCTTTTGCTGACCTAAAGCGTAAATCCCAGAACAACTTCTCCTTCCTTCAGAAAGAACTTGAGAAGTCCTCCAGCGGTAAGAACGTTGATGATCGTTTCTGGAAACCCGAGGTTGATGCTGCTGGTAACGGTTATGCCGTGATCCGCTTCCTGCCTGCTCCCGAAGGGGAGACCGTGCCCTGGGCGAAAGTGTATTCCCATGCCTTCCAAGGTCCTGGTGGGTGGTACATCGAAAACTCCCTCACCACTCTGAACGAGAAGGATCCCGTTGGTGAGATCAACCGCAAACTCTGGAACAGCGGTAGTGATGAAGACAAAGAGACTGCTCGTAAGCAGAAGCGTAAGCTCCAGTATTACAGCAACATCTATGTCGTGAAAGATCCCAAGAACCCTGAGAACGAGGGTCGTGTGTTCCTCTATAAGTATGGCAAGAAGATCCATGATAAGATCCTTGCTGCGATGCAACCTGAGTTTCAAGATGAAGACCCCGTGAATGTCTTTGATCTTTGGGAAGGTGCTAACTTCAAACTGAAGATCAAGAAGGTTGCTGGTTACTGGAACTACGATAGTTCCGAGTTCGATAGCGTGTCTGCTCTGAGTGCAGACGATGATGAACTGGAGAAAGTGTGGAAGCAAGAGTACTCTCTGGAAGCTTTCACTAACAAGGATCAGTTCAAGACCTATGAAGAACTGGAAGCACGTCTGAACCTTGTGCTTGGCGTCGGTCAGCGTCCTGCTGCCCGCCCCTCTGTGGATGATGAAGAGTATGAACCTTCCTATCCTGATCCTGAACCCTCGTCGTTCCGCTCTCGTGTCTCTGCTGCTCCCTCTCCCGTGAAGGAAGAGGCAGTTGTTGATGATGACGATGCTCTCAGTTACTTCGCTCGTCTTGCTGAAGAAGACTGATCCTTAACTAACGCTTAACGACAAAACCAAAGACCTCTGCTAGAATGTAGAGGTCTTTTTTTTAGACACTGTAAACCCTACGAGATATTCTCATGAAAATCGCAATCGCTCTTGCTGCCCTTCCTTTCATGGCAGCACCTGCCCTTGCTGGTCCCTATGTTATGACTAAATCTGAATTCAAGGGATCCGATAGCTCTTATAAAGAAGCAGTCAATCAAGCACGTCTTGGTTATGACTGGAAGGTTGGCAAAGTCACTCCCTATGTTGAACTTGGTGGTGGTGCCAAAGCACCTGATGGTGCTAGTGTTGATGGTTTCGTTGCTGCTGAAGTTGGTGCTGGTCTCAAACTGACCGACAAACTCTCTGCTAAAGCAAAGTTTGAAGCACTCAGTTTTGACACCAAGACTGACTGGAAAGTTGAAGTCGGCACTAAGTATCGCTTCTGATGGACTTTAAAAAGAACCTGACATGCTGTGCCACAAGTCCTATATGCCACTTCGTAGCCCTGTGTGTCGGGGTCTTAGCGGTGATCGAAGTAATACATACTCACGCTCACTACACTATGAGTACAGACACGAACAGTTATGTTCGTGCCTTCTGTAAGAAAAACTTGAAAGAGTGTGAGCGCCTGGTTTCAGATTTACGAAACTGATTTCATAAATTTGGAAAAAATTTTTCCGCCAAAAATTTACTGAAAAAGATCAACCAGTTTTCTTTAGTCTGCTATTAACAAAGTTACCTGAATCTTTGTAGAGATTCTTTTTTCTGAAATCATCTACAAATTGCTGGAAGTAAGTAGGTTTCAATAAGTAAATCTCTCGCTTTTTTTCATTCTCTTTGTCATAATACTCTGCAATGGTAACGGGACGACAAATCTCGTTACCATTTTTTATTACAAAAGATCCATTCATGTTGATCTTGTGTGTGCTGTTGAAGAATGTCTCATCGACATGTAGACCAGCAGCATACTGTCCGATCTCATACGTTTCGTAGTGATGGATAGTACCATATGGATCATCAAACTCTTTTTCTAGAGTTTTATACAGATCATAGTTTGACATAGGCCAGTCATATTGTGCGTTCACCATGTTATTTGTCAGTAGAATCGCCCAATCATAGAATGGATTGCCATACATTTTGTCTGCCAGAATATCTGGTCTCATGCCATCTGGTATAGTATACTTGTTAAAGATGACAGCATAAGAAAATGCAGTATCATCAACTTTATATCTGCGGAAGAAATTTTTTGCAGTTACAAAATCTGACTCTGAGAATGGATAACTGATTGGTTTCTCGTCATACGAGATGTTTGGAATGAGTGAAAAGTACATTAGTATTTCTCGACCTCCTCTGAGTAGATTAGTTTCATTTCTTGGAAGTTAAGGGATAATCCATACGCTACCATACTTCCATCTTCATAGGTAGCATATGTTCCATCAGGTGTGTAGTTGATATCAACCTGAGTGATAGCACACATCTTATACTGCGGCACATCTGTATTGATGCTGCCACCTCTCATGAAAGAGACTCTGCATACACTTGGAACTCTAATAAAGTTGGCAGACTGATTCTTTCCTTGACCTAGTAGATTCCCAAGGGGAAGATCAGATCCTGCAGAGAATGAGGGCAGTGCTGCTTTTCTGAAGACATTAATAATCTTTTTGATGTTGTCTGCTTCGGGTTTATTTCTGGGAACTAGTTTATAATTGAGAGCAAAGTTTCTTAGATCAAAACCACCAAACATTAGTTCGGTGTTTGGATTGAAAATTACTCCACGAGTAGCAGCAAAGACATCATTAGGACTGATACTCTCACCAGTTGTTTTTCCTATGACATCAATGATTGCTTGAGTACCAGCATTCTGTAGTCCTTGGGTGAATGCATCTCCTAAAGTATTTGCAGCATTCTGTATCATTTGACCTGGGTTATCACCACCAGCAGTAGATAGAATGTCTCTACCCATGTTGCTGAAGTTTTTACCACTCCAGTTAGTTCTATATCCTGTAGAGATATCTTCAGGCATGTATAGAATAATAGAGTCTAACCCCTCAACCTTATCATAACGTGCTTCTTCTGTTCCAGAACGATTGTATACTTGGAGTCCAACATTTCCGCTAGGATTTGTGCCATCTTTTGTAGCACCAATGTTATTGCCTGAGAATGGTGGGGAGTATTTGTAGAATTCAAATAGAACATAGTCAGAATTAGAAGCTGCAGCACAGTCTTTAGGATACCTCAACGATGTTGTGAGATCCGTTGGCGCACCAAAAGATTTGTAGGAACCAGTACCATTGTTCTGCTGCTCCGCCCACTCATCTCTTGCTTTGTTATATCCTTGTTCGGAAGTTGCTTGCCACTCACCAGGAGGTTTTTTGTAAACTTCATATTCATAAGTGTTTTGACCTAACGGTCTTTTCCTATACTCTCCATTCTTAGGCATTACTTAGACATCTCCTGCGATTTTTTGTTGCCGTATCCTTTCACCATTCTTTGACCTGTGATTTTATCGTAGAACTTCTCATCAGTTTCTTCCCAAACAATTTGTCTATCGATGGGAAAGGTCATGCCGTTAATATTTTTCACATAATCCTCAGTTGGCAGAAGAATGGCGGTGTCCCACTCATCAGCAGCAAGGTCAAGATATAGTCCTTCTACATGTGCTGATAGATATTTATGGAAACACACCTTAGGTATGTCAATTCTGCCTTGTATTAGTTTCTTAGTGACAATTAACCTCTTCTTTGGAGAGAGGTAGTGTAGGTTAGCACCCCAGAATTCATCCTTGCCTGGTGCTTTGATGACATATACTAGAGGAAATCTATCATAGTAAGGCAACCACTTCATCTTTGCCTTGTACTCAAACATATACAGATGACCTGCCACTGTATACTTTCTTAATTCATTCTTATCTTGTTCTTTAGCAGCACCAGCACGATCTTTGCGTTCGTCTAAGATATAGTTGTTGAAGTTCTTTTTGTATCTACTTGCTTCTTGTTTAACTGCTCCTCTATACCAGGAGAGAGATTTTTTCTCTCCGCCAGTAGCAGCATTCACTCTTTCGAAGAGTGTTTTGTATCCAGGGTCTTTATTTACTGAGTTACGCTGGATAGATGCGAAACCTGTTGCCATTGCTATACTCCTAAATGGTCCTCGGTGAGTATTAAGAAGTTCATCTGCCTGTCTTCACAATACTCACGCGCAGCGGACCACTTTGCGTAGTTCTTTGCGTATGTCAGAGCAGCATTACGATAGGCAGCAGTTTTTTTGTTTTTG